TCGTTAAACCTATGCAAAAATTAATGACTGAATTTTTAAAAACTACTGAGGGTATTCGTGAATATCAAACAGTCGAAAATTACAGATATAAAACATTTTCTCGCTTTGGAGTAGAGCAAGAAAACGGTGTTTTTCAAAACATACTAGACGCAAATCTATCGGGTATTGCACTAGAAATTACTCTAACCCGATATAAAGTAAATTGTAAATGTTAAAAATTAAAAAACAAAAAATATGATTGGTTGTGATTGTAATGCGGGTTTATCCAATACGGGACGCCCGAATTGTGTACCATTGTTTGGTATAACAAGTTCTATGATATTAGTGCCTATATCGGCAAATGACGGAACAAAAAATGGCTTAGATTTATCTGCGCCCCTACCTTCTTTTAGTGGGTTGGTAAATGAAGCAGACGCGAGTAAACGTTGGTTTCCAATACCCGCTTTTGAAAATGTTGAACTTCCGAAAGCGGACTCTTTATTCGAAGAGGCTAATTCAGGACGTCAAGTATTTTTAAGACAAGGTAAAAGATCCTTTACGGGGGAATTATGGGCTGAGGACTCAACGCCTACTTTTTTAGGAAAATTGCAAAAAAGTAGATGTGTTGACTTTGGAATGTATATCGTTGATGTAAACGGAAACTTAATTGGTTCAGAGGTTGACGGTTTCTTATACCCTATTCCCGTAGATAACCCTTCGTGGGATCCGAAATTCATGTTTGCTACTGACTCGACGACTCAAAAAATTATGCTAGGTTTCGACTTTAACAGATTATTTGATGAGTCAACTATGTACATGATTACCGAGGCTGAGGCGGGACTTGATTTTGGTAGCTTAGAAGGTTTAATCGATGTTAACTTATTAAACTTAGTTGTAACGACTACTGACGCAACTTTTGAGGCTTCATTTGATTATGGAACTGCGTTAGAAAAAATAATCTATCAAGGTGCAATTTTGCCGACTGATTGGTTAGTTACTAACGTTACTCAGTCGTTATCTTTTACTCCTGACAACGTAACTGAAAACCCTGACGGGACATACGTTTTAGATTATTCTGTTTCGGGTACTGTATCTGTTTCTGATGTAGTTAAAATAGAGGTAACTAAAGACGGTTTTGAAGGTAGCAGACAAGGTATTGCGTCGTAATGGATAGCATAACTATTGGAAAAGTTAGTTTTAAGACTAGCACACTAAAAAAATTATCGAAAAAAGAGGCTCAGGAGATCTTTAAAAAAATCGATAAAAATATAGTGGGACGGGCTTATGACTTAGCAAACCCAAAAGGCAAAAAGAAAAAAGCCTCAAAAAAATGAGAATTAAGAGGGCTGAGAAATTAGCCCTCTTTTTTTTTAATATTCAACACCAAAAGAACAACAAAAAAAATAATGATTGGCGAAACTGCAATAGACGAACACATGAAAAAAGTTAACGTTTTATTCGATAGTGTAGCGTGGTTTGAAGCGAACGACAATCTAGTTAAAAAAAGTATTTTAGATCTTATTCGTATTAATCAATTAACTCAAAAGGGAATAGATGAAAACGAAAGCGTTATAGGTTATTATTCGGCTGTTACAGACATGATAACAAGGGGACGAAAGGCTGAGGGGGATCATTATACTTTAGACGATACGGGCGAGTTTTATAGGTCTATGTATGTTGTTGTTTTAAAAGACTCAATAGTTATCGAGGCTGACTTTCAGAAAATGACGGATCAGGATTGGTGGACTATTGATATACTAGGACTAACGCAAAAAAACTTAGAACTTTATGCTCAAATGGTTAAAGAAAACTACATTAAGTACGCCCGACGAATATTGGGAGTCAATTAGCGACTTTCCGTTGTATAATTGGATAAAATGTAATAAAGGGGAGTTTAAATTTACTAGGGTAGGAAAAAACGGAAACGAAAAAAAAGATCAGGAAACATGGGTAAAACTTTATGACGAATATTTGGCTTATTTTGGACTTAGCAAACAGTATGAAAAATATTTATTGTTATGTAAAAAAAAGGCTATTTTACAGGCTGAATATGTTATGACAAAAGAGGCTTTTAAAAAAACTGAAATTGAACTACAAAACGCAAAAATAAAAAGTTTAGAGGTTTATTTCGGGGACGGACAAAAATTAGAGGTTGTTTTAATGTGGTTGAGTAAATTTTTAGGTTATAAAGTGGATCAAAAAAAAACAAGCGTAAAAGAATATTTTATATTAATCGAAGAGTATGGCAAAGCAAATAAAAAGGTCGGAAATAGCTGAAAAAGACCTTTATAAAGAGATTAGGGACTCGGCAAAAAAAACAGTAACAAAAATAAACTCTTTAAATAAAAGTTTAAAAAAAACCGCTGAGGTTATAAAAACGGATCTTTCATCACCTTTAGATAAAACGGTTTCAGGACTTACGAAACTTAATACTTCAGTTAGTAAAATGAATGCTACCATGACTGAGTCTGTAAAGCTAGACAAGGCAAAGGCTGAGGCTTTAAAAGTTCAGAAACAAGCAGAACAAGAAATTTATAAAGTAGAACAGCAACGTCAAAAGGCTTTACAACAGCAAATGAATACCGAAAAAAAGGTACGAGTTGAAAGCGAAAGACTAGCAAAAACTGAGGCAAAAAGAACTAAGGGTTTAAAAGATCAAAATAATGCTTATAAGCAACTTGTAATAAAAACGAGAGATCAGAAAAACGAGAGTAAAAGACTAGGGGCTGAAATGCTGAAACTAGAGTCGTCAGGTAAGAAAAATACAAAGGCATATCGACAACTTTCAACGTCATTTAATAGAGTAACAAGGTCAGCACAGAAAGGCGACAAAGCCCTCAAAAAATTAGATAGAAGAGTTGGCGACAATTTCAGAAATGTCGGTAATTATAGAGGGGCTTTAGGAAAATTAAGTAGCGGTTTTGCCTCTTTGGGACTAGCTATGGGCGGGGCTATGATTATTCGGGACGTGTTTAATGTTATGAAGGACTTCGATCAGGCTCAGGCAAATTTAGCGTCTGTTTTAGGGGTTTCTAGGGATCAAATGAAAGCCTTAACAGAACAGTCGAAAGAACTAGGGGCAACGACTAGATTTACTGCGTCTGAGGTTAGCGAATTACAATTAGAGTTCGCAAAATTAGGCTTTACGCAAGAACAGATCGAAGGAATGACTCAATCGACCTTAGATTTAGCGGGTGCGACGGGTTCAGAACTTGGGGAAACAGCGACAATAGTTGGGGCAACTATGAGAGGTTTCGGTCTTGATGTTTCTGAAACTCAGAGAGTTACAGACGTAATGAGTAAGTCATTCACGACTTCAAGTTTAGATATGTCGAAATTTGCAACAGCTATGGCGTCCGTTGCCCCCGTTGCAAATTTAGCGGGTAAAACTATCGAAGAAACGACAGCCTTAATAGGTACTTTAACGGATAGGGGGATCGACGCAAGTACAGCGGGAACGGGGCTGAGAAATATGTTTTTAAAGTCTAATAAAGCGGGGTTAACTTTTGACGAGGCTTTAGAACAGATTGCAAGTTCAACAGACCAAACGGGCGAAGCTATGGAGTTATTTGGCACTAGAGGGGCGACTTTGGGTGTTGTTTTGGCTAATAATAGAGATCAAGTAGCCAAATTAACTGAGGGCTTAGACGACGCAAAAGGATCGACTAAGGAAATGGCAGATATGCAAATGCAAACTTTGGGCGGATCAATAGACCTTTTAAAGTCTGCATGGCAAGGGCTTATACTTTCTATGGACGAAGCGGGAGGCGTAGGCGAAAAGATAAGACATAGTTTACGTTTTATTGCTGACAATTTAGGGAATATTTTTAAAGTTTTAAAGGCTGTCGGTTTAGGTTGGTTGTCTTATAGAATATCTTTAAAATTAGTAAACAAAGAAACGGGTAAATTTATAGGGCTTGGTCTAGTTTCAAAAATGCGAGGAATGGTAAAAACTTTAGGCTTAATGACTAAAGGGACTAGGGGGGCGTCAATAGGCTTTAAAAGAATGGGAAACGCTATAAAAACAATACCTTTAGCGGGTTTTATTAGTATGGTGGCGACTGCGGTTTCTTTGCTTTGGGACTTTGTGGGTAATACGGACGACAGCACCGACGCATTAAACAAAGAAACAAAAGCCTTAAATTCGAATAACGAAGAGATGACCATTTACGGAGAACTCAGGGGGAAATATAGCAAAGACGCGGAAAAATTAGCGAAAAATGTTATTTCTGTTTCGGCTTTGTCAGCGGGGCAACTAAAAAGTAATTTGGCGACGGGAAAACGATTGTTAGAGGATAATATTGCGTTGGCTGAGGCACAGATCGGGGCGGAGTCTGAAATGCTAGAAAATGTCAAAGACGCACATAAAATTCGTATAGTATCAACAGAGGCGGAAGCAAAGGCAATAAATGATAAAATAACAGCCGAAGAGAAACTTTTTAACAAGGCTTTAGCTAATCAGGATCAAGGTATGATGAAATTCCACCAAAACCGTATCGATAATATGGGCGGTAGGGCTACGACTCAGGCTAGTTTAGATCTCCAACATACACAAACTGTCAAA